TCTTCAAGAATTACAAGGACAAGATTCCCACAGAGAAGTGGTGGATTACCGCCATTGGAGCGGTTGGGGATATGGAGCCCTATTCAATTCCTTCAGAAGTGTGGGATACTTGTCCTCTCTTGAAGACGAGACACACGAAGTTTTACGGCTATAAGAACGTTCCATTTCATTTGCGACTGTATCACCTTTTGTCATCTGGCGTAAATGCTCTTTGCAGATTAGGACATGAATTTGATGCCTGGGATGTTCTTGAGGAAGCACAGTCTCCGATTGATGTCATTAACGACCCAAGATGCCTGGAAGCTAAACAACTATTGAAACAAAGGGTCAATTCAATCCTTCAGGAGTTAGAACTCGTTGAGTGGAATGACGTATTGATAGGTCAGATATCCTCTGATATTGCAGTGGAAGGAAGAATAGCCACTCAATTATCAAGGAACATGCAAGAGACTATTCTCATTCAGAATACCGAGACGGGAGCATTCTCTATTCGAGGAGATCTCTCTACTTGGTTAGAGGAGAAACTCAGAGCCAAAGCCGAAGAAAAGAAAATTGAATTGGTAGTTGGAGGACATGCAGAGGCAAAGGGAGGAACTATAACTCCTCCCACTCTTTCTATTTTATCTTTGCTGGAGTAGTGGAAATGCTTAGATTTGATTCAAAAGTGGTTGACGAATTAGTTGACGGAGGGTTGACGCAAAATGAAATGCTCTTCCTCTTTGGAGGTCCCAACTCAGGCAAGTCATTATTAGCGTATCAATTAGCGTGCCAGCAGAATAGCGTGATAATCAATACCGAGATAGGAGACCCTAAAGCATTTACCACTTTCCTCCAGCCTCGATTTGGTAACAAATTCCATCAGCCATTTCAGTTAAATTGTCGCTCTCTCTATTCTTTAGGAAATGCACTGGGCTTAAATATTCAGCTGATAACGAAGGGAAGTGAGGGTAAAGCAGGTAAAGTTGAGAGTAATATTTCTGCCACAGAGAGATTTCCCGTCCTTGAATATATCAAACAGCACAAGTCTCAAGTTTTAGTGCTTGATTCAATAACCACACCAATCAAAGGAGCAATAGGAAGCGCACGTCAGAACTTCGGTGCCAGAGCTGATGTTATCTCACGAATACTCGGTCAACTCTCCCTAATTCTTGATGAGACAGACGTTGCTATCATAGTAGTCTCGCATCAGTCTCAGGATAAAGCGAATAGATTTGACGAAGGGAGAATCTGGGGAGGAGATACTTTGGCTTACAATGCCAAGTATGTCCTCCAAATGCGAACTCCCTCATTTAAGGTTGAGACAGACGAGAAGACTCTCTATAAACAGATAAGAAGACGACGATATTTAGGCAAGCTGGAGAGTAAATGGCATCAACTACCTCTAAAGAAGGATTATGGCTTTGTATAATTCGAGTGATGAACGATGTGAGGTAATTGGAATGAAAATTGATTTAGAAAAGGTGAGTGCTGCCATCGGCACAGTCATTACTTCTAAAGAAAAGACAAGCTCAGCTAAGAAGTTAGCAGAGTCTATTCTTTCGAGATTGAAGAAAACTAATCCCACAATTGCAAGAGCAGCATTACTTCTCTGTTTGGAAGAACTCACAAATGACCTTGATATAGAAACGAAAAATAATGCGATTGATAATTTCTTAGAGGAACTAATAGAAGAGTTGTTTGAGGAGGATGGGGCATTAGACGAGCTATTCACTTTTGATGATATTCCTAATGTGACTTCTCCCTCTAATTCTACTCCTAAACCAGACCCGATGTATAGATGAGTGAGGTTATAGTTGATACAAGAGAGCCCAAGCATGTATATGAAATAGCAGTTCAAACACTAAAGGACATTAGGGTCAGGCGAAGCAAACTTGAAGTAGGGGACATTCAATACGAGGACATCATAATTGAGAGGAAGACTCCATCTGATTTCATCACCTCAGCAAGACGTCCTTCTTTTTGGACAAATTTATATGTGATGAAAACTAATTATGCTCATCCCTTTTTACTTCTTGATGGTGATGAATTCAGTTGGAGAGAGGTAATCTCACGACGGGGCATAACAAATTCAATGGTAGAAGGCTCTAAGATTTCAGTTATGATGATGGGTATTCCTATCGTTGAGTTCGCAAAGCTGAATAGTGCATTCAAATATCTCGCTATGATGATAGAAAAGAAACAGAAAGTCTCACCGCCGAGAACAGCGGATTTGAAGGTATCCAAAAGCAATGCTAATCTTCATTCATTACGCGTTGCATGTTTGATGTGTGTTCCTCGTATTGGTAATGTTACAGCTGAGAACCTCCTAAAGGAATCCAAGACCCTCATAAAAGTCATAGAAGAGTCAAAAGAGGCGGATACTCCTGTCAAGAAACGCATCCGTGATTTCTTTTATGAGGAAGATGATAGAGCTGGAATTCTCAAAAGATAAAATCAGACATTATGTCATTCACGGAGATTGTCGTAAGATACTTCCTTTATTGCCTAATGACTTTGTAGATTTGATTCTTACCGATCCGCCCTTTAACATTTCTCAAGAAACAACTCTCAATATGCATAATCGGAAGTATTCATTAGATTTTGGTCAATGGGATAAGAATGAGATATTCCCAGAGGATTGGATTCCTCTCGCTTTACCGATATTGAAGGAAGAAAGTGGTGTCCTCATAACATTCACGGGCAAGCGATTAGCTGAGCGAACAATGCAAGTGATAGAGAAGGAAGGAAGCCATATTCGTAATATCGGTGTGTGGATATCTCCTATTTATGTTCCTATGTTTAGGAGCAACGTTTGGAGTAGTGCGTCTATGTGTTTCGTAATCGCAACCCGTCAGAAAGGAAATAAACATCACTTCAATAACCTACTAAAGGAACATCCTGATTATATTATCGCACCTCATGCTACCGGAAGTGAGCGTAAACGGTATAATCATCCCACTCTCAAGCCCCGCAAAGTGATAAGAGAACTCATGGAATATTGGAGCTTTCCTGGTGATATAGTGTTAGACCCGTTTGCGGGAATGTTCACTACGAATGTGGTAGCAGAGTCTCTTGGAAGGAACTCAATAGCAATAGAGAAAGATTTGACTTATTATGAATTGGGATTGAAAAGATTAAAGGAAGAGGTGAAGAAAGGAAAGTTATTTATAAATCCGGGAGAGGTGAGAGAAATTAAATGCTAAAGAGAGTGTTTTCATTCACAAAGTATTTCGTGCCAAGAAGAACAGAAATGTATCTTCAATCAATTCAAGATTTAGTTGTAATAATTGAGAAAAGTATAGACGCTTTGAAGCGTTTGGGAGAGGATGAACATCCACTAAAAACAGCGGAGAGGATTAAGGTGTTAGAAGAAGAAGCAGACAAGAAAATTCATGATTTAAATGTAACACTTCTCTGCGATCACACAAGAGTAACGGAAGAAAAAGGAGACATTCGAATGTTCTTACACAATCTCGATAACATCATTGATAATGTAGAGGGCTCTGCATGGAGGATAGCGAATATAGAGCCGAATTCTCTCGCTTTATTGATGAAGAATGAGTTTGTGCCCGTTTTTGAATTGACTATCTTAGATATTTATACTTCGGTTGTCCTCCTTTCTGATGTCGTGAAAAATCAAGAGGAACTTGAGAAGCGTATTGAAGGCATCAATTATTGCGAAAATAGAGGCGATGAGCTATACAGAGACTGGCTTCTTCGTTTAGTCAGACGAGACTTCAGAGACGAAGGTGAGCGATTGCTTCTTTTAGAGATACTTGAAAGATTAGAACAAGTCTTAGACTCAGCTGAGGATGTCGCTGATAATTTAGGAACATTCGTTGTAAAGGGTGGAATATAACTGTTCAAGGAAGAAATTTTAAGAGGAAAAGAATATGATAAGAATGAATGAGGAGCATATAGAAATAAAATTAATGGACATAAAAACAGCAAAAGATTTAGACGAACTAAAAGAGGCTATTGTTTCACTTATTCACGCCATTATCACAGAAATAAAATATGCAGACGTCGAATTCCCGCTTATCAAATAAGCAGGAAGTCAAGTTTAAGCTGAGGAATGAATTACGGATTGTTCTATTACATTCCTCACGGCTATTATCGTAGGATAGCAAAAGCAGACCTCAAACAATTCCCAGTTTATTCGTCTTCCGAAATCACGAAATATCTAATGAAAAAAGAGCCTCTTTATGGAAGCATCAGTATGTTTCAAGATAGGCGAGCGTTCCCCTTGTATCTCTTTTATGATTTCGATTGTGAAAAGAATACAGCAGAACGGGAGATAAAGAAACTTGAGGATTTTGCTAAATATCATAATCTCTCTTTTACCATAGCAGAACCGAAACGAGGCTATCATTTCTATATTCATCTTTCACCTGTTGCGATAGATTCTAACGCATTTCGATGCATTTCCGATTATGTTATAGATTCTGTTGGCATTGAGCATTATGACGATATCACCGATGGCGTAGTTAATGGCTTGGCACGTCTTCCAGGTAGTTACTATCCAGAATTGAATCGCCGAGTAAGAATCATAAAACAGAAAATAACCAAGTTTGTGAATCCGTTTGAATTGCTCAATGGAGAAGAGATTCACGTGTTTCATTCTATTCCTCAAGATATTCCTCAAGAACTCTATCGTCCTTGCATTGAATATTTCATTAGGGAGAGACACCCTTCACAGTTCATAAGGTTCGCGTGGGCTTCTTTAAGAATTGCACAGGGCAAAACTGATGCAGAATTGATTGAGGAAGCTAAAGGTTATGGTTGGGAAGACTGGGATGAAGAAGTAACAGCATATCAAATCAATCAAATACGTAGCAAAAATTACAAAATCCCTTCATGCGGCACTATTAGGAAACAGGGATATTGCATTCCTAAATTATGTAAGTGGAGGAAACACAAATGTTAGAGTGTCCAGTTTGTGGTTCGGAATTGGTAAGATTGGACTGTGGCTATTTTTATTGTCCATTTTGTTATAGTCTTTACTTCATTAAGCTTCCTGAACAGAAATGAAGCACACGATAATTTGTGGACACGTATTGGATGTCCTGAAGACACTACCTGATGAAAGTGTGGATACAGTTATTACCTCACCTCCCTACTGGTCTCTGCGCTCGTATTTGCCTGATGATCACCCAGATAAAGCTAAGGAGATAGGATTGGAACCCACACTGGATTTATATATTGAGCATTTATTAGATGTAATGAGAGAATTGAAGCGAATTCTGAAAAAGACGGGAGTTATATTTTGGAACCATGGAGATTGTTATGGTGGAACGGGAACAGGACACAAATCAGAACACTATCCCAAAGGACATAAATTAAGATATAAAGGCAAGAGTGCCGCTGAATTTTATGCTGACACTACAAAGGAAGGCGTAAAATCTAAATGCATGGCTCTTCAAAACGAGAGATTTATTATTAGATGTATAGACGAGTTAGGATTTATTCTCAGGGATCGTGTAATTTGGACGAAGAGGTTGTGGATTTCTAAGACCAATTCAACTATTGGCTCAAGTATGCCAACATCTGCAAAAGATAGATGTTCCTTTTCTTACGAACCCGTTTATGTTTTAACAAAGAGTCCCCGGTATTACTGGGACCAAGATGCAATTAGAACTCCTCTCAAAGCAGCAACAAAAGAACGAGTTAAGCACGCATTCAATCCATCGAAGGGAGATATTCAAGGAGCTGTTAAACACACGGGAGCACAGCATTTCGCAGAGCGAGTTAATCAAGGAGAATTGACTGGCGCTAACCGTCCTAACGTTTGGCAAATCAATCTCGAGCCGACCTCTTTTCCGCACTACGCTCCATTCCCTTCTTCTCTTGTTTCCTCTTGTCTTCTCGCTGGATGTCCTCGATACGTTTGTAAGAAATGTGGAAGACCAAGACAAAGGATTACAGATAAGAATTATTTGCCCATAAGACCTGGATTGAATACTGGCAAAGGTAAGAGTGGAACCGATTCAGATCCGAATAAATCGCTACATCAACGAGACATTTCGAGGTATCGAATGCAAATTCAGTATAAAACACTTGGTTGGTCAGACTGTGGTTGCAACGCTGGATACGATAGTGGAGTCGTAATGGATATTTTCGCAGGAACAGGGACAGTCGGAGTTGTTGCTGAACAAATGGGTTTCAATAGCATTCAAATAGACTTGAACAAGGAGTATTGTGAGATAGCATATCAGAGACTCAAGCCCTTAGTTGCACAGACGAAATTAGGAAGAGAGCCTTCCGTGATAGAAAGGATAGGATTTTAGGAAATCATGTTAAGGCTTTTAAATTCTAAAATTATAAAAATGCTAAAGAGAATTTATGGAAAGATGAATAGAGAGATTATTGATTGGGAACGAAAAGGGAATGTGGTTAAATTTTATCTCGGTAAAAATGGTGAACAGTGGGGTGATGATTGGGATGACGTCCCTTATGAATACAATGCTGGTCGAGTCTATGACGCATACATTGAAGGATATAAAGTTATTGCCTTTCCTTTTGAGTACAATATTTATGAACCTCGACAATTTTGTTCCAAAAAAGACTTAGTCAATAGAACTGTTCCATGTTTAATTGCATCAAAGAATCATTTTAACAGTTTCCAAGAAGCGTTAGGAGATAGAGAAGCAATAAAATTTTATTTTGGAGACAAAATGCCCGAAGAAAGGGTTAAAATAAAAATTGATGAAGATATACTTTGGAAAGAAGTAAGAACAGATAACATTAAAGGTAATATTTATTGTCCGATATGCGGCGAAACTTTGATAGTAATTCCGGCACCCTATGTGTTGTTTGGTTATTGTTCAACTTGTAGGAAATACTATGAGGCTGTGAAAAAAGTGTAGGAGATGTGGAACGCAATATAACGTCGATCAAATCCGTATTTGTGGTAAGTAATTTCTCTCTACGCTGAATGTATGCAGATGAGAGAACTTCAAGATGACTGGAGAAACTGATTGGGATAAATTATATCGAAAGTTAATCAATAGCGAATATCATTATTTTCACACAGATCGAGGAGTGATGCTTCTCGGGGACTGTATTGAAATCATGATGACCCTTCCCGATAAATGTGTAGATTTAATATTGACGGACCCTCCTTACGCATTAGGAAAGCAATACGATAACTATGAAGATACTAAAGAGAACCTCAAGTCTCTCATTCGGGAATTCATACCACAAGCTAAACGAGTAGCAAAGGTTATATTACTTACCTGTGGTCTTACCAACATTTCTCTTTATCCAGAGCCATACTGGATTCTCGCTTGGATATATAAGACAACAAACTCAAGAGGCAAGTGGGGATTTGCTCAATGGCAACCGATACTTGCGTATGGGAAAGACCCATACTTAACTCAAGGACTTGGAGCGAGGAGCGATATTATAGAGGCAACAGGTTTGGAAAACCAATCGTATGACCATCCATGTCCTAAGCCTCTCAAATTTTGGGAGAGGTTATTATTGCGTGGCAGTCCTAAGGAAGGAGAATTAATACTTGACCCGTTTGCGGGTTCGGGTGTAACCGCAGTAATATGTGAAAAGCATAATCGCAGATGGATATGTATTGAGATTTCTGAACATTATTGTGAGATAATTCAGGAGAGAGTATTGGGTCGAGATAAATATCAAAAGAGCTTAGAGGAATTTTAAAATGGAACTCGTGAATGCTTCCTTAATTGGTTCTCGGAAAAGAAGACCTTCTGTTAAGTTAAAATTTAGGGAAGGTCGTAATGTAGCTTATTCAGTGCGAAAGGGAGAGTATCCTTATTTTTATGTAAAGCCAGAGGAGGAAGTAAAGTTTCCTCACGTCTCACGGGAGACTGGTTTTGTTTCCTATGACGATAAGCCATTAGACAAAATTTCTTTCAATTCAATAGAAGACCTTGAAAGGGGAAAACGAAATGTCAGTTTTAGCATGGAATCTGACATTCCATACTTGACCCGTTACCTAATAGATTCAGGTTTAACATTTGGATTGAATAGAAGGATACTCTATTTTGATATCGAAGTGGAGAGGAGAAATGGCTCTCTCGATACTGAGCATGCTCCTCTCCCTATCACTGTAATTGATGCTTATGATAATTTTACTCAGCGGCATTATCCTTTCGTATTACGTGATTACGCAATAGAAGGTGTTAAAGCCTTTGTGTTTGATAATGATGAAGAGCTACTAAAGTCTTTCCTCTCGTTTTGTAAGACATTAGATTTCGATGTGATAATTGGGTGGAATTCATCACGCTTCGATTTAACTTACATGTATAATCGTGCTAAAGATAAAAGCATGTTTCGCAAGTATCATGATGCGTTCACGATAGGAGAGAGTCAGCCTTTAGACCTAATGAGAGCATATCGGGAGTTTGGTGAACGAGGAGGACGGTATTTCCTTGACCACGTTGCTTATCTTGTGCTTGGAAGAAGAAAAGACCCCGCTCTGCCTGAACTCCTTCACTGCATAGAGGACGTAACCCTCACAAAGGAAATAGACGAGAAGCTGAAGCTCTCTCAGTTGGTTTTCTCTTTCCAAAATCTTGTTCCTCTCAATACCATAGACATCATGAATAGGAGTAGCATCATTGAAGCGTATCTTCTAAAGCGATATCACAATAAGTATGTGTTGCCCAATAAAGGACGAGTGAAGCATAAGAAATACAAAGGCGCATTGGTTCGAGAGCCTCAGAAAGGTTTGCATCGAGTCGTCACGGTGTTAGATTTTACCTCGCTCTACCCATCTATTGTTATGCATTTCAATATCTCACCTGATAGAGATATAAGGAATCCAGGCATACTCACAGAGACCATAAAGGAATTATTTGAGAGGAGGCTTGAATATAAGAAGCTATACAAAGAGCGAGGAGACACTCAGAGTCAAATATGGAACACCTCGTATAAGTTCCTGCTCAATGCTTGCATAGGCATACTTGGGTATTCAAAGTCGAGATTTTATAACAGGAAGCTGGCAGCTGAGGTTACCGCTTATGAAAGGAAGCTACTAACCTACATTTGGAAGCGAGTAGAAGACAGAGGCATTCCTATATTAGCTGGGGATACTGATGCCCTAATGATAATTCATCCAGAGCCCATAAAGATTATGAATGAACTAAATGAGGAATTACACAAAACATGGGGAGAAGAGTTTAATCTCGATATAGATAAGGAATTTGACGTTCTATTTCTTTACGATAAAAAGAAGAACTATTTCGGGATTACAAAAGATGGCAAGTTAAAAATAACAGGAACAGTAGTGAATAGAACCTCATGTCCTATGTATATCAGGAATGCTCTCATGTCAGCTTACGAGTATATACTCAAGGACAAATGGGAAGAATTACGAGAGTTAAAGTCTCGAGTGCAGGAAGAGATAAAGAAGCAAAACATAATGGACATAGCCGAGTGGATACGTCTCTCCTCAGTCTCACCCAAAGTGCAAACTTCTCATCTCAAGGCTGCAAAGAATAGACTACGATTGTATCGGATACCCTTTTATGCTGGCGAGAAGCTTCCTATTGTTCCAACTAAAGATAATTCCATTGGCTATTTGGCTATTCATGAAGATATAATTGATGACCTTCCCGAAATAGATTATAAGAGCATCCTAAATAAATGGTTTTATGCTCCTCTAAAGGAAATAGAGGATATATTATCCCAAACTGACTTGAATAGATATATTGGAGGAGAAGAATGAGTCGTGTGGTATTAAATGGAGATTGGCATATAGGTCAAGGCGAAATTACACCAGAGCAAATAAAAGAAATAGCCAAAACGCACTGGCGAGGAGCTAAAGTAATTCTCATGGGTGATTTGATAGATGCTGGTCTTGCTAATGGGATGCAATTCGAGAATGAGCTACAGCCCCAAGCTCAGTTACGCTGGATAAAGACAATCACAAAGGAAATCAATGTTGTCGCTTATTGTTTGGGCAATCATGAATACAGAATATTCAATCAGGTAGGTCTTAATGTCTATGAGGAATACTTAGGAAAGCCTTCACATGAAATAACAATTGATGGAGTAAAATTCTATTTTGCACATGGACGTAGCACGGCAATGGATATCTGGGGTGAACACAGGAAGCTTCTTCAATTTCTTGATGCTGATGTAATAGCGCTGGGACATAATCACGTTCTTGCCAAACTCGATGTATTACGAGAGAATAAACGAGTTACCCTCCTAAGGACTGGTTCGTTGGCAAGGGGATTACAATATGCAATTGAGAGGTCTCTTCCACCAACTCTTCTCGGCTGGGCAGAATACGATACGAGGAGAAAGTCCGCAAGACTGATGATGGTTGATTCAGAGGGTGAAGTGCAGGAGATATAATTCTAATATTTAGATAGGAGGTTTGATATGGAAGAAGGAGAAAAGAAGGAGATGGTCCTTGTCTTCCACAAGGATAACAAAGGTAACGACGTAGCAAGACTTTCCAATGGTAAAATAGTCCTTCATCACAGGCGTGATACCTGTCCCGTCATAGAAGGCATAGAATATAAGTGTTTAGTGGAAGAGAAAGAGCATTGGTGTTTTGCATGGATTGAGGGTCCTGTGTATTATCCACGAATCATAGTGAAAGCAGACAGGACTTGCATAGGCATGGAGAAGAGCAACACAAGGAGGTTATATCCAGATATTTATGCAGCTATTAATGATTTAAAGAATAGAACATCTAAGCCTTACATCCTATTAGTAACTCATGAGGAAATTAAAAATGAGTAAAGAACACAGCTTTATTTATTTAGAAGATATAATAGTAGAACGGGAATTAGAGAGTGGCGTAATTCGCATTGATGGAGAGATAGATGAATTTAGAACAAGAGAAGTGCTCTTATTGCTGAGTGAAGCCAAACGAAAATTAATGAAAGGTGAAGTCTTGACGATTAAACTGAACTCAGAAGGAGGAGGTGTTCATAATTCTTTTGCCATATACGATGCTCTTAGAGAAGTCTCAAATTTGGGCATAAAGGTGCGTATAATAGTTGAGGGTATTGCAGCAAGTGCAGCTGCCATGATTATTCTTCAGGCTGGCGATGAACGTATAGCTCGTCCTCACACAACTTTCTTGTTACATGAACCTAAACGCTGGGTATATTTCCATAACGAGTCGACTTCTCAGCTCGAAACCGAAGTTTCTGAAATGAACAGAATAACAAACGAAATAGTGAAGATTTTAGCCTCACGATGCAAAAAATCGGAAGAAGAAGTAAGAGAAACAATAAGACTGAAGGAGAAGTGGATGTCTCCTGAAGAGGCTAAGGATTGGGGACTTATAGATAAAATAGAGGAGGTGTAAAATGGTAGCGGATATATTGGATACGGTTGAGGAAATGTTACGTCAAAAGGACAAATTATATGGAGATGCATTCTATAAGGTATGGGAGGAATACGGTCTAACTGCAACGAGTGTTCTTCTTTCGATTAAACTCAGCAGGCTGAAGTCTTTAGAGAAGCGAGGAGAGAATGCCATGCCATTCATCAGGGATACTCTTATGGACATCATAGGCTATTGTATTCTTACCCTTCATGAATTGACAGGAAAGAAGCTTGAACGAAGGAGACACATGCTCACTGAACCAGATCAACATATTTGAGTTCTGATGCAATTTATCTTGAGACATGAGTGAAACTATTCGCTCAGTAATAAAATTTTGTTCTCGTGCATATATGCGCAAATGGTGCAAAATCTTAATGAGGTGAAGGATGAAAATCGTGAGCGAGAGAATGGTTGAGCTTGCTATGCAAGCTTGGAGAGGCGACTATGATGAAATCATTAAGCTTGCAAAATCAATGGATATTCCTGTTGAATACAATGGCAAAGTCCTTCACTTAGGAGGTAGAGGTGAGTATCCGAACTACTCGAACGTTCCCACTGCGATTTACAAAGGACTTGACCCGATGACTATCTTCTCTTGCCTGGGATTTGCATTCTTTGGGATGTTCTGGCCGCATATAATAGGGGACGCAACAAAGTTATTGAATAAACGATGGAAAGAGGAAATGAAGAAAGAACGAGAACAAAAGAAGACAAAAGAAGACAAAGGAACTCTTGAAGCTTGGGTGAAGAACTTCTTAGAGAAGCATCCTGATCAATAACTTTAATGATATTTAGGAGGGAAATATGGACTTTGAGAAATTCTTGAAGGGGGATAGCGTAGTTGATGTAAATGCTAATTATAGTCCTGATGTAGCAAATGTCAGGAAGCAATTGGCTTCGGGTGCAGAGTTGGTCTTTAATAAGCACTTGATAACCGAGTGGTTCGATAGAGGCAAAGAAATACTCCAGAGACATGGCAACGAAATATACATTCATGACCTTTCCAAGTGTATCCTCTTACCGTATTGTTATTCTATCAGTGTAGAACCCATACTTGCAGAGGGTCTTCCCTATTATCAGCACTTTAAGAGTAAGCCACCAAAGCGATTGGATTCCTTTATATCTCAGCTCATAGAATTCACGTCTTTTGTGGCTAACAGAACAAGAGGGGCGATAGGAATACCCGACCTCATATTGGCACTCACGTATTTTGTGAAGAAGAGCAACATAACAACCACTCCTGATGGGAAACTCACCGAGTATCGTTTTCATAATGAACTTCAACGGCTATTCTATTCCTTCAATCAGCATTTGAGACAGGGAGCAGAATCTCTTTATACAAATATTACATTCTTTGATGAGCCTTATTTGCGACACCTATTCAATAAGAATGCTTGGGAATTGGAAATCGAGGAACTCTCAGCAGTTCAGAAGGCAGTAATGAGATGGCACACTCACGAGATAGAACACCAGATGCTGAGATTCCCAGTCATAACCGCAGGATTGAAGAAGAAAGATGGTAAGATTCAAGATGAGGAATTCTTAAAGTTTGCATTGGAACAGAACATTAATCACACGATGTATAACTTCCTTGTGTTACCTCATCTTGATGCCATAGCCTCATGTTGCAGACTCATATCGAGTAAGAAGCCCTTCTTTAATTCCTATGGTAGTGGTGGTGTTCAAATAGGGAGTCATCAGGTAGTCTCTCTCAATCTACCAGGCATATACATTAGACATCCCGATACGTTCGAGGAACGCATTAAAGAGGACCTGCAACTCATCAGGAACTTCCTCGATTGGCACAGAAAACTTCTTAATGACTATCAACATTTGGATGTAACTTTTCAGTTAGGTTTGAGGTCATTACGACGGATGTATTCAACAGTAGGAATTATCGGGGTGTGGGACCTCAAAGAGTTAGCTGGCTTCTCTTGGGATGAATTAGAAGAAGTCCTCCAGATAGTTCGCTCAACTATTGATAGCTGGGAAGGTTTCTATAATTGTGAGTTAGTCCCAGCAGAATCAGCCGCAATCTCACTGTGGGACACTGACAAACAATACGTGGAGAAGCACTCGAGAAATCTTGAATTTCAAAGATATTATAGGGAAGGAACAATGTATGCTAACCAGATTGTATCCCCGTGGATAGAGATGAGTCTGGGAGAAAAAGCAGAAATAACAGGAAGGCTTTCCAGATTCTTCGATGGCGGTCAGATGATGTTTGTAGGCATTCCGAGTCCATTCAAAGAAGTTCATCAAATGGAAAGAATACTAAAAGGATTAGTAAAAGCAAATATCCCGTATTTCGCATTTGATACGTGGATTGCTCGCTGTCTGGAACATAACCATCTAACTTTAGGACATGCCAATGCTTGTCCCATCTGCGGAAGTAAAAATCTCGCATACTTTAGGAGGATAGTCGGTTATTTCGTTGAACAATCAAATATGCACGAGAGGAGAATAAGAGACTTACCACGAAGGAGAGTGGATAAAATAGATGAATGAGATAAATTTTGGAGGACTCCTCCTTTCGACTATTGATTGGAGAGGACTTAATGCTCTCATGTTATTCATGAGGGGCTGTCCTCTTCGTTGCCTTTATTGTCAGAATTTCAAGCTACTCTCCGAACCCAATTACGTTCCCATCCATAAAGTCATTAAGAAGATAGAAAAGGAATTGGACTTCATCGATACTTTAGTCTTCTCCGGAGGAGAACCTACTCTCAACGTAGAAGCTATTAAGGAAATAGGTGAGTGGATACATAAAGAGGATAAGCTCGTGGGTATTCAGACCAACGGTTATTTCGCCTCTGACATTAAAGGACTCATAAAAGCTGGAGTCGTGGATAAGATATTCTTAGATGTAAAAGCTCCATTAAACGAACCTAAATTGTGGAAAAGAGTAACTCAAGTATCGGGTGCAGAGAAATTTGTCCAGCAAATACTCTATTATTGCATTAACTCAAACTTTCCTCTTCAAATCCAAACCACAGTCTTTAAGAAGCTGGTGGGTGAAGAGGAAGTCCTTAAAATAGCAGGAGAACTCGAACAATTCAAAGGTGAATACGTGATACAACAGGGTGTCTATGATAACGTCCCTCAATACGGTCGTAAAGTCATCAAGAAAGAGGACGAGTTCTCCTTAGACGAAATACGGGAAATGGGAAGACGAGTAAAGGAAGTTTCCAATTTCCCAGTCTATATAAGAACCCGAGAAGGTGAGGAACTTATAGAATGATAGTTGAATGTAAGTCCTGTGGAAGAGCATTTGGTGTGATAATTAAAGAGAAAGAGAATGGTGTAACTCTCAAGCACCCTTCCTTCATGGAATTGAAGTGTCCCTTCTGTGGCAATATTATAGTATGGCAAGAGAAGAAACTGACAGAGAAGGAGAATGAGCATTTTGATAGACAATTCGAGGGCTTCCTAAAGAGTGTCTGTGAATGTTTTGGATTATCTCGCGATGAGGGTCTTCATGAAATAAGCAAACGCATTAACCAATTAAGGGAGGAAATGGGAGATGCTTGAGGAACTCAAAAGGAAAAGATGGGAACGTTGGGAAGAGAGAATTATAACTCTCCTCCTATTCATAACTTATGTGTATTTGTTTATCTTTGCAACAGTCTTCATCGCCATATTAGTCAAGCAGACTTTATGAATATCCCAAATATCAGTCAAGGACAACACTTAAATTTTGCACCAGATGCACATATTCTTGTTCTATGCAAATTTTATCCCTGACCCAATATAATTCTATGTTTAGGACGTAAAATTTGCACCAGCCTCAAATATGAATGAGTCATGAAAGAAGAAGACGTAATCAAGTATCCTAAATTGAAATATCCACATGAGTCTTCTTATGGTGGAAGGGAGCTATTAGGGAAGCTACTCTATTGGGAAGCTAAGGAGGACGGAAGTAACATAAGAGTCTTCTTAGATGAAGATGATGAGATTCAGTTCGGGAGTAGGAACCTCTTAACTGCAAGTGATAACCTCTTAAAGTCCATTCATAACACTGGCTATGTGAGGACTCTTAAGGAAGCTTTACTCACTGAGAAACACCAATGGAATGATGAAATCATTATCTTCTTCGAGCTCCTTCAGAAAGGTAAGAGTCCCACACGAATAGAATATCACGAAAAGGATGACCTCGTGGTGTTTGACATTTACTCTCTAAAACACGGGTGGTGGTCTTATCCTAAGGTCTATCAATTCTGTTACCAATGGAAGCTTCCTATGGTATCACTCTGGAGCGTAACTTCTCACTCTACAATTGAAAGACTTGAACAACAAATAGACAAGATGTTAGATGTCGCTAAGAGTAAGAACAAAGAAGGAGTGGTATTTAAGAGTTATGAGGATGGTAAAGGAACATTCTTTAAGGCGAGAATAGATGTGCCAGACTTTAAAGAAATCGAGATCAATATTGAGAAAGAACCTCCTCAATATCCCGAACTTCCAAAGGCTGAGATTATGAATGAAATCCAGAAGGTCTTGGAGGAATTAGGTCCCAAACAGTTCAAAGATAAGAAAGTAGCTATGCCACTCATAGCTCAATACGTTTCAGCAGAATGTAAAGCGAGATATTGCTCCGTGCCTAAGAAGCTATATTCTTACTATTTAGAGAAACTCTCGAAGTTGAACTAAAGAAGGTCTTCAGGATGGATATTCAAGAGGTGATACTTAAGGCGCATAGACTGCCTTCTCAAGTAGCAATTAAATATTTAGAATCTCACATGAAGACTCTCGAGGATAAAAGAGGAGAATTAGAGGTGGAGATATATAAACTAACAGATGAGATGGCGAGACTCAGTAAGGAAATTGCACGCATTAATAATTTTAAAAACGATAAAGGAGGAAAGGAGGATGTCGAAAGAAGAGAACGTTAATGAATCGTTTAACTCGCTATATTCCAGTATTCTTCTCACAGTGCTCTTCACTCTGTTAGGTTATTTCGTTTATGGAGGAATCAAGGGAGCATTAGCGATTCTTTTGCTGACCATTGCTTGTGATTTCATGCTCGTAATAAGTATTATTCCATTCATCGGTTGGCTAATTCAAGGACTTCTCATGCATTGGGCTATAACAGACTTTCCAGCATTAACAGGTTTTCCTTAACTTGGCTAACAAGCACTATCTTTTGGGTCTATCTCGCATTTGGAATACTCGTAAGCATAATATCTTCGATAATAGTTCTAATGGCGCTTAAGGACTAAAGTCTTATGTTGTCTGATTCTGAAATCCTTGAGGAAATAAAGAAAGGTAATATAGTTATTGAGCCAT